GGGTAAGGGGGGGGGACGTGGTGCCGCGACCCCGCCTCGACCCGTGCGGTTCCATAAGGCCTATCTCACTGTGTAGCTCTATGTTTCGTACCCCTACTCCCCAACCCCATCCATAACAGACCGGTGGGTCTTTTTAGGAAACGAAACCAAAAAAAATAAAAATAAACAAATCATGTTTCCCCCATAAGAGTTATGCGAAGAATGATTGGCTGTTGCCTATACCTCACAATGTCAGTAATTACGCTGCATGCGTGAAAAACTTTCTGGTCTGTCAATCGGCAATGGTGCGTCCAGCGTCAACTTTTGCCTGTCCTTCAACGTCTTCAGCTTCGGCATTGAGATCTACGATGGAGCCTTCCTCATCCGTCTTGGGTGCTTAGTGGCATGGATCGAAAGATAAAGAAGAAGAAGCCCCGTAAGGAGCGGCGAGAGAAGTACCCACTGGAACGGGTGTTGGTTGAGTCACAGGCCATAAAGAAGCAATGGCAGTAGAAAGAGGGTTGTGGTGAGTAAGAAAGATCCCCGTCTCGAGCGAGCAGGCGTCTCTGGTTATAACAAGCCGAAGGCCACTCCGTCTCATCCCACCAAGTCTCACGTCGTGGTTGCCAAGTCTGGCGACACAGTGAAGACGATCCGCTTCGGCCAGCAAGGCGCTAAGGGATCTCCTGACGGCTCCAAGCGCAATGAAGCATTCAAGGCTCGTCACGCCAGCAACATTGCCAAGGGCAAGATGTCGGCGGCTTATTGGGCCGACAAGGTGAAGTGGTGAGTACGCTACTCGTCAACGTCCCTTCTCAAGCTGTGTGGGTGCGCAAGGAATATCTGCGCGACATGCAGGACGGTCATGGCGAGTTCGTCAAAGGCGTGTGGGTTACGGCTAAGTCAATTGCTGGCCGCGCCCTGTATTTTGAAACGTACCTTCCAGAGTATGGTGCCTTCTTCGACAAGCTGCCGATCTCGGCCTTTGTGTCGCGGCCCGAAACTCCTACACCAGATTACCCACTGTCGGATCTCCAGTTCTGGAACTGCATGGACTATGGCGTGGTTGCGATCTGCAAACAGTTTATCGCCAGCATGCAGTACGAGGCGCGGCTGCGTAGCGGGGACACCGTCAAGGCTGAGTATCTCTTCACGCTGGACAACTACCACCCAGACAATGATGTGGTCGACTGCGGCACCTCTGAGATCCCGTCTGAGCACAAGGCGATGAATGTCCTCGCGCTCGAGAACGGACAGTTCTGCGCCTATCCCAATAATCGGATGCGCGTTTACGACATCTCGCTGACGCCAAAGGAAGTCCTCACTCCAGACTTTAAGGCGTCTGGGGAATTCTTTGCTGTGGAAAATCATGACTTCACGCGCTATGGAGACGTGGACGAATATCATTACTGAGGTGAAGTTATGAAGAAGGTGTGGGACAAACCGAATCCAAAGAAGAAGTCTACGCCACTGACTGACGGTCAGAAGGCTAGCGCCAAGGCTGCAGCCAAGAAGGCTGGTCGCCCATACCCTAACCTCGTGGACAACATGCGAGCTGCAAGAAAGAAAAAGTAATGTGGATGAAGACTGCTCGCGAGTCTATTGGCCTAAAGGAAGTCGCTGGACCGAAACACAACACAAAGATTCAGGCGTGGCTCGCTAAGCTTGGTGCTTGGTGGAAGGACGATGAGACCCCTTGGTGCGGCACCTTCGTTGCCCACTGCTTGCGTGAGAACGGGCTCCCTGTTCCTCAGCACTGGTATCGCGCACTGGCGTGGAAAGACTATGGATCCAACCTGCGACCCACTCACGTATGTGAAGGCGCAATCCTAGTCTTTGCTCGTGAGGGTGGCGGTCACGTTGGCTTCTACGTTGGCGAGGATCGCTTCTACTATCGCGTGCTTGGCGGTAACCAGTCGAACACCGTCAACGTCATGCGGATTGCCAAGAACCGCTGCATTGCTATCCGCTGGCCGAAGGGCGTGCCTGTAACCGGTGGCCCCATCCATGTTGCGTCTAATGCTCCAGTGTCGGAGAACGAGGCTTGAGCCTGAAACAGCGCCTACTGGAATTTGAAGCCGTCGCACTCTGCATGATCCGTAAGTGGTGGAGGCCCATGACCTGCGTCTGGATCGCGGGAACTATGGCGGTACATGGCGTCGTTGCTCCGCTCTACATGCTCTTCGTTAAGAACGAGGCTCCCAGCGACATGACTGGGCTGTCTCTTCTAGTCACCGCCATTGCCGCTGCGTTTGCAGTCAGGGAGTGGGGCAAGATTAAGGGATCAGGTAATGATTGAAGTGTTGAAGGGTGTTTGGGTTTTCCGCCGATTTTTTGGGTACGCCATTCTTCTAGCCGCCATCGGCTGGTTGATGTTCTCTAAGGCCGGTCTCGAGAACGACCTCCTCGAGCAGGAGCTCGCAAACAGCAAGCTCGCCGATCTGGTGGACAAACAAAATAATCGCATCGAAGCCTACGAATCAGTTGCAAAAAAATCGGCTGCTGCCGCAGAGAAGGCGCTCAAGGAAGCTCGGGTCGTGGAGAAGTTCCACGCCAATAAGGCAACCCGCATCCTCGTTTCAGTTCCGACGAACAGCGATGAGTGCATTGCCGCCCTCGATCTGCTGAAGGAGTACCAGTAATGCGCGTCCTAGCCCTGCTGCCAGTCATGCTCTTGCTGGGCTGTGCGACCAAACCTCCAATCGAGATCAAGATCCCTGTGCCGGTGCCGTGCATCAAGGAGCAGCCGGTCGCGCCGATCTATCCGACAGTTGCAGAAAGCGCTGGAATATTCGAAAGAGTGAAGGTACTGCTTGCTGAGCGTGAACTCCGCAAGGGGTACGAAGCTAAGTTACAGGCCATGTTGGCCGCTTGTGGAGAAATCAAATGAAGAAACCAATGCCATTCGTGGGTAAGGAATCCAAGAAAGAAGAAATGATGGAAAAGAAGAAGGCCGGTGGCAAGGCCGCTTACGCCAAGGGCGAAGTCAAGGAATACAAAGGCAAGGCCAAAGAAATGGCTGGCAAAATGAAGATGCTCATGAAGGCAAAGAAGAAGTAAGAAAGTGGATAGGTGCAGAAGAACTGCACCCACTGCGGCCAATTGAAGCCTAAATCAGAGTACCGCCTCAATCCTATGACGGGGCGGTACTCTTTACGTTGCATGTCGTGTCCGCCTACAAAGATGGCATCAAAGTACAAATGCCTCGAGTCCTATCTCAGGGCTCGCTTTAATGACGCAACAAGGAAGTCCAAGGGCGGAAGCTTTTCAACTGATTGCTTTACGTTTGATTACCTGCTCGATCTTCTTGATAAACAGAATAGACGCTGCGCGGTTACCGGAAAAACATTCACCTTTGGAGGGGATGATGTCGGCACCAACATCAGCATTGACCGGATCGACTCGAATAGGCCGTACTCCGCAGGCAATGTGAGACTGGTGTGTGTCGCAGTAAATCATATGAAGCGCCGCATGAGCGATGACGAGCTCGTCGACTGGTGCTTAGATATTGTTAAGGGTATGGGTTTGTGGAAATAGAGGCAGTAGCCAAGAAGCTGATGGGGGACTTTCCCCTGTATGCGAAGAACGTGCTGCGCATCGTCGACAAGCGAGGTGAAGAGAAGCGCTTTAAGCTTAACTACGGCCAGATGATCCTCCACGAGAAGCTCGAGAAGCAGCTCGCCGACACCGGTCGTATACGAGCTCTCGTGATTAAAGGGCGGCAGATGGGGATCTCCACCTACGTCGAGGGCCGGTTCTTCTGGAAGACGACTAAGACCAAGAACGCAAACGCCTTCGTGCTCTCCCACCTTGCAGAGTCGACCACCGCCATCTTCCGAATGGTGCGTTACTTCTACGACAATGCAGCTCACCCGATCTTTAAGCCGCCGCTGGCGACCAGCACGACCACCACGATGGTCTTCGAGAAGTTAAACTCCCAATATCGAATTGGTACAGCGCGATCCACGAATATTGGTCGAGGCATGACCAACCGCTACGTTCACGCATCTGAGGCCGCTTTTTATCCAAATAGTGGCGAGATTGTGGCAGGTCTACTGCAGTCGGTCCCTGCCGAAGACTCCGAAGTTATCGTCGAGTCCACAGCTAACGGTGCCGGTGGATGGTTCTACGACCAAGTGATGAAGGCGCTCAGAGGAGACGGCGACTGGATCGTCATCTTTATTCCTTGGTTCTGGCTCCCAGAGTACGAGAAGAAGTGCGATCCGTATTTCACCCGCACAACGGAAGAAGAAAAGCTGGCTGCACTGTACAACCTGTCTAACGATAAGTTGAACTGGCGCAGGTCCAAGATCGACGAGCTTGGATCTTTGGATCTGTTCAAGCAGGAATATCCATGCACACCAGAAGAAGCGTTCCTGTTCTCTGGTCGCAGCTTTGTTGAAGAAGACTGCCTCATGGATGCAGAGCGTAACTGCTACAGTCCAGACATCGAGGGCAGCTTTAAGGACGGCATCGTCACGCCGCACGAGAAGGGATCTTATAAGCAGTGGATCAAGCGCGTTGATCCGGATGAGCGCTATTGCATCGGCGTCGACGTCGCTGAGGGCTTGGCGCACGGCGACTACACAGTGGCTCAGGTACTGGATTCGCTTGGTCGACAGGTGGCATCATGGCATTTGCACATCGATCCATACGAGCTTGGTGACCAGCTCTGCGCTTTGGGCAAGATGTTCAACCGCGCCTACATCATTCCAGAGCGAAACAACCACGGTCTTACCACGATCCGCCGCATGCAGGATCTAGGTTATCCCAATCTTTATGTAGAGCACACAGTAGATGATGCGTATGCAGACAGAATGACTAAGCGCGCTGGTTTCTACACGTCTAGTAAGACAAAGCCATTGATTATCGATAACCTCGCTGCATTGCTGCGTAAGCGCGATAGTGGAATATCAGACACAGAACTTGTAAAAGAGTTGCGTAACTACGTTATTGATGACAAAGGCATTACGAATGCGAAGGCGGGTTGCTTTGATGACAGAGTAATGGCATACGCAATAGCTCTATTCGGACTTAACTCAATGCCACGTAATCGTAGAACGAAAACCGTAGCAACTAAGTACGAGCCGTTCGATAGTGTCGTGGGGTATTGATGTACGAAGACGAGATAGAAGACGAAGACAATGGAGAATTCGCACCAGTAGAAAAACGTGAGGAAGATCTTGAAGAGTTTCAAGGTCTGGGTCCACGTCTGCAGTCTTTGTTCACTGAGTACAAGGACGCCCGTAACGACATAGAGGATGAGTGGCTCTCGAGTTTCCGCCAATTTTTGGGGGAATACGATCCTGAAGTCCTCGCAAAATTAACCGGCACACGCTCGAAAGTATTCGTCGGCCTCACCCGCACTAAGGTGATGTCGGCGTTTTCGCGTCTTGTCGACCTCTTGTTCCAGAGTGGACAGGACTTCTACAGCATCGATCCAACCGCAATACCTGAGCTCGATCCGCTCGAGATGGCTGCGATCACCAAAGAAGCTACTGCTGAGATCATGCAGGCTTCCGGTGCAGCTTCACCCACGATGGTGCTCGACATCATCAATGAGCGCCGTGATGAGCTGATGGATCAGGTGCGCGACGAGGTTAGACGCCGCGCCAAGATGGCTGCGTCTGAAATGACCATCCTTGTCCGCGATCAGCTAGGCGAAGCTAACGCTGAACAGAAGATCAAGGAAGCCATCATGGAGTCCTGCATCTTCGGTACTGGCTGCATCAAGGGCGGTACAGTTCGAATCGAACGCAGCAAGCGCTGGAAGCGCAGCTACCAGAATGGTGTGCAGGCTCACTCGCTTACGGTCGTTGAACAGGTCAAGCCAGACATCGAGTCGGTATCGATTTTCGACATCTATCCAGACCCTTACGCAACGTCGAACGAAGACCTTCACGGTTTGTTCCGCCGCCACGTTCTTACCCGCCGCCAGTTCCGCGACCTGCGTGACCTTGACGGTTTTGACAGCGATGCGATTGAAGAGATCCTCTCTGACAGTCCTCGCGGCAACCACGTTGAAGAAGACCACGAGCGTATCCGTCGTGAAGTCGCCAACATCAAGCTACAGTCTGGTCCCAATAACCGGTTCGAAGTACTCGAGTACTGGGGATCGATCAACGGCACCGACCTTCTCGAGGCAGGCGCTGAGCTCCCAGAGGGCTCAGAAGAGGACGACGACTACGACGCCAACATCTGGATCTGCGCAGGCAAGGTTATCCGCGCCACGCTGAACCCTATTCCGGATGGTCGTATTCCTTACAACTGCTTCCCATACGAGCGTAACCCGCACCAGTTCTGGGGTACAGGTGTGCCTCGCATGATGCGTGACTCGCAGTCGACCATGAACGCGGCCACCCGCATTTTCATCGACAACATGGCAATCTCTTCTGGCCCAATGGTCGAAGTCAATATGGACTTCCTCGAGGCCGGTGAAGATCCAACCGATCTGCATCCTTGGAAAGTCTTCCTGCGTAGCGGCGGCGATCCCAATGCACCAGCCGTCCGCTTTAACCAGCCGGTGGCAAACGCTAATGGACTGACCAGCATCATCGAGATGTTCCGTAAGTTCGCGGACGAGACCACGTCTCTGCCGTCATATACGCATGGCGATGCAGGCCAGCAGCTCAACAAGACCGCAACCGGTATGTCCATCCTGATGGGCAACGCCAACGTGGCACTGAAGTCGACACTTAAGAACGTCGATGACTATCTAATCATTCCTCTGATCAAGTCTCTCTACCACTGGAATATGGAGTGGAGCGACAACGAGAAGGCTAAGGGCGATCTCAATGTGACAGCTCGTGGAAGTACTTCGCTCATTCAGCGTGAAGTTCGTTCACAGCGTTTGCTGCAGTTTATGTCTTTGATAAGCAATCCTATGGATGTTGCTATAACAAAACGTAAAGAGTTGCTTACTGAGATTGCAAAGAGTATGGACATTAATCCAGACGAAGTAATTAAGACGGATAAGGAACTTCAACTTGAAGCGCAAGCACAACAGCAGCAGATGCTCGCCGCAAGTGGCGCAGGCGGTGCTCCAACTGATGGCTCAGCCCCAGTGGAAGGACTTGATGATCTTTCTAACGGAGCGGCTGGAGGCTTGCAGGGACAAGTTGGAGACCGTTCCGGACCACAAATTTGATCAAGGTAGAGCAGCAGAGTTGCGCTTCATCCTTGAACTAGAAGATACCGCACAAGCGGTTTTAAGCGCGAAGACGACCTCGTAAGAGACACCCGTCTTCTAAACGAAACGCGGACACTCCGTAGCGGACCCGCAAACATTGGTGAGATATGAAGGTAGACCCTGAGAAGCTTGAGCAAGAAGCCGACGAACTTTTGAAACAGATGATGGCAGAGCATGACGGACCGGAAGAGCAGCCCAAGGCTGACGAAACCGACACCCCGCCGCAGCCACATGAAGATGAAAACCCACCCGCAGAATCGGCGGATACTGGGGAAGACGGCGAAGAGATTCCACAGGAAGAAGATCGCGGCGATCAAGATCCTGATGAAAGCGAAGGCGACCTGCAGCAGCAGATCAAACTCGCAAACGAGCGTATCAAGAATGCTCAGGCTCGAATGACAAAGGCAACGCAAGAAGCGGCGGATCTGCGCAAAGAAGTAATAGCGCTACGTCAGCATAATGCGGAGCTGAGTTCTGAACTGGCTAATGCCCAGAACGGACGAGACGGTGAAGATGATGATCTGAAAACCCTCGCTGAGGAATACCCAGACATCGCTGCGCCGCTTCTGAAGAAGCTGGCAAAGTTAGAACAGACAGTCACCCAGTATAGGGACCAAGTTAGAACGAATGAAAGTCAGAGCACTCTTACTGAGCACTTTGACACCATCCGTGAGTCGCACCCTGACATGGACGATATCGTCACGTCAGATGACTTTGTTGGATGGCTCGAGCGTCAGACGCCTGTATGGCAGCGTGTAGCCAATGACGGCAGCGCCCATGAGGTAGTTGAGCTCATCAATCGTTATAAGGAAGTCTTCGATACACAGCCGCAACAGCCGGTCTCAAAGGTTGATAAGGCGCGACGGGTTGCAGAACCCACGCTCCCTAAAGCCAGACGACCGGACCCAAGCTCGGGCAAGCGAATTTGGAGCCGCCAAGAGATCACCCGTATGCCACTCGATGAATTCGAGCGACGTTCGGCAGAGATCGATCAGGCGTATCTGGATGGACGAGTCCGTTAGTTCAATCCTGTTGTAATAAGGTTTATTTAACATGCCTGCTTTTCCTACCGCTGGTTCAAACTCCGCTGCGAACTTCATTCCTGAAATTTTCTCGAAGAAGCTTCAAGCGAAGTTTTATGCCTCGTCAGTACTCCCCTCGATCTCGAACACCGACTATGAAGGTGAAATCTCGGGTCAGGGTAACAAGGTAAACATCCGCACCGTTCCTAACGTCACTGTAGGCGACTACACTGGCTCAGTTTCGTATGCTGATGTCACCACCCAAGTTGTCGAACTGAACATCGACAAGGCGAAGTCGTATGCCTTCAAGGTAGACGACATCCTCAAGGTTCAGGCCGACATCGCGTTCCAGAATGAAGCATCGAAGGATGCTGCTGAGCAGATGCGTATTGCTGTTGAGACCGACGTTCTCGGCAACATCCCTACCGCTGCAACGACCATTTTGGACAAGGCATCGGTTTCAGAATCCACTCTTCTGAACCACATCCTCGAAGCTGGCCGCAAGCTGGACGAATTGAACATCCCTGATTCGGATCGTTTCCTCGTTCTCTCGCCGCTCTACATCGAGATGTTGAAGAAGTCGGAACTGCGTCAAGCTTACTTGACCGGTGACGCTGCTTCGCCACTCCGCAACGGTAAGGTTGGTCAGGTTGACCGCTTCACCATCTATCAGTCGAACTTGCTTTCGATTGGTTCGGGCGGCGATGCTGGCAAGACGTTCTGCCTTGCTGGTCACCCTAAAGCTACCTGCTTCGCTTCGCAGTTCGTGAAGACCGAAACAGTTCGCTTGACCGACACGTTCGGCGACGGCATTCGCGGTCTGAAGGTTTACGGTTACAAGGTCGTTGTTCCTAACGCCCTCGTCACCATGAAGCTGAAGACGACAGCCTAATAGAAGCGGGGGCGAGGGAAACTTCGCCCCCAACTCTTTATAGGTGAAGGCATGCAACTGTGCCTTCTACTATGCAGAGAACGAGGAACACCGTGGAAAAAGCTATCGAAGATATGAGCAAAGATGAGCTCGACATCTATGCACGAGACAAGTTCGCCGTAGAGCTCGACAAGCGTCGACGCATTGAGGATCTTGTTGAGCACGTAAAAACGCTCGTAAACAACAAGGGCAAAGTTGTTGAAGCTGCAGTCAAGGCTGAGCGTAAACCAAAAATCGTGCGCCATTTGAAAACTGGTGTGGAATGGTTCTGGAGTCCTCTATATAAGGGCAATCCAGACCTTGAAGTTATTGAGTGGGAATAAACTAAATGGCGACGACCAAAGCTGTTGATCTAATCAGTCGAGTTAGCATTACACTCCAAGATCCCACGTTTGTGCGTTGGACTCAGAGTGAGCTGCTGAACTACCTCAACGATGCCCAGCGGCAGGTCGTCCTGTTTCGTCCAGACGCGAAGGCTGCTAACGCTGCGTTTTCATGCGCAGCCACCGCAAAGCAGACGCTGCCTGCTGATGGCCTTCGCCTTATCAACGTCTTAAGAAATACTAACGGTCGAGCAGTCACTAAGGTCGACCGTAGCATTCTTGATGTTCAGCTTCCTAATTGGTACGAAACCGCAGTAAGCGCTGACGGCGTGAAGCACTACGTGTATGACGCTCTCGATCCGAAGAACTTCTACGTTTTTCCAAAGCCTGCCGCAGCTCACCAGATCGATATCGTGTATGCGATGGCACCGGTTGATATCGTTATCTCGAACTTCACGACTGATACGCAAGTCATCGGCATCGACGACATCTACGCCAATGCATTGATGGACTACATGATGTACCGTTCCTACCAGAAGGATAGCGAGTTCGCTAATCTCAACCGCGCTGCTGTGTACTATCAGGCGTTCACCACGTCTCTTGGTATCAAGTCGCAGGCTGATGGTGGCTTGCTTGAAAGCATGGTCGCTCAGCAGCCACGGCGTACCGCCCAGTGAAGTACAGCGATCTCTTCGTCTACGTCCTGAGTGAGGCTCCGTCCTGCCCTGAGTTCACCGCTGAGAGGGCTATCAGAGACGCTTGCATCGACTTCTGCGCACGCACAGACTTGTATCGTGCAGATCCACAGACGCTTGTTGTTTCACGAGGCGTAACGGACTACGAAATCGATGCGCCTAGCGGCACTGAGCCGAATCATGTGAAGGCGATGATGCTTGACGGTCGTGCTCTCGAGTCTGTTCCTTATGAAGATGCCTTCATGAAGATCGAGCTGTCGGACTTTGGAGCGCCTACATACTTCTCGCAATACGACAACCGTACTGTCCTAGTAGGGCCAAAACCAGAGGGCAAGGCAAGCCTCAAGGTTTTGTACACGCTGAAGCCTACGCAGACATCTACAACGATTCCGGACACGATTGGCCTAGAGCATCGTGAGACGCTGGTGGCTGGAGCTCTATTCCGCTTGCAGATGATGTCTGGTCAGCCTTGGATGGATGGCGCTGCTGCCGGTGCAAACAGGCAGCTTTATGAGCGCGGCGTTGCTGCAGCTATGCGGCAGGCCAAGTACGGTCATGGAGGAGCAGCCCTTACCGTCAAATCAAGAGAGTTCATCTAATGGCTTACTCAGAAACTCTATACCTCGTTCAGGGCGACACGTTACCTCAGCTTAAAGTCACTGTGCGTGATCGCAACCTAGCTGCGGCTGGCAAGGTGCTCGACCCAGAAGATCCGACTACATGGGCTCTGGTGAACCTTACCGGCGGAACTGTTCGCTTGCGTGTGCGTGAGGTCGGCGGATCTACCACTAAGTCAACGCTTATCGGCACCAATACCAACGCTGTTGGCGGTGAAGTTGTATTCGTGTTCGACGCGACCACGCTAGACACTTCTGGTGTTTTCGAGGGCGAGATTGAATACACAGAAGCTGGCGGTGGAAAGCAGACAGTATACGACTTGATCAAGCTCCAGATTCGCGAGCAGTTCGCTTAAGGAGCCGCTAATGGCAATAGCCGGTATCGAAACTGGTGGTACTGGTGAAGGCCCTATGGATGCCTCGACGGACGTCAGAAAGTTAGAGGTTGCTCCGCTCGAGTACACAGAGCTGTCGGCATCTACAGGTTACGTAGAGCTTGATGCGCAGACACGCTATAGGTTCCTATCATCCGCGAGCAAGTACGTCGCGCTTGCTGCGCAGAGGGCTTATGTACGCCTATTCGCTAGCACGGCCTCGATCCGTCCAGTCATCACAACTGCGCTTGGTATATTTTTAATCTTCCGCGAGCTTGCGGATGCAGCAGGGATTGCAGATCAGATTCGTCGCGTCTTCGGCAAGGGATTGTCGGACAACGCCACCACAACTGATACTCAATCCAAGTCACTTGGCCGATCAAGAAGTGATGCCGCTGTAGCAAGCGAAGTTATATCTCGAGGTACAGGCAAGGCCTTAACTGAGCTTGTGACTGGGTCAGATCTTTTAAGTAAGTCGTCTGGCAAGAATCCCAACGACATGTTGTCGGCGTCGGAGATCTCAATCAAATCGATTGGGAAAGTGTCTACCGAATCAGTGGCTGCAACAGACATTCTTTCAAAGACAACGAGCTTTGTACGGGCGCTATCTGACGGATCAGTTGTCGCTGACGCTTCATCGAAGTTGTTTGGCAAAGACGCAGTAGATGGCGTGCAGTCATTGGATACTCGCCTGCTGAACGTGAGTAAAGTTCTATCAGATATTGCTTATGCAACTGATGACGTCAACGGCGCTTCGGCGGGTGACGACCAGACAATTCAGTTCTTCAAGTCGAGATCTGATGCAGTATTAGCTCAAGACATCATCGCGATTGTCTCTACCTTCTCAAGAGTGTATAGCGATACGGCGTATACCTCAGAGGTGTCGGCAAAGGCTTTCGATAAATCGCGTGAAGATCAGGCGGTGACATCGGACTCAGGCTTTGTTAAGAGCCAAGGGTACTGCGATATAAGTTACTTCATGGAGGATTACGTGGGCGCTATACGAACATTCTGAGGGTTAACATGAATACGAACGAAATGATCAAGGCCACTGGCCGACTGAATATCCAAGTTATCGGCACTGATGGCGTGATCAAGGAAGAACAGACTGTAGACAACCTCGTTGTCAGCGTTGGTCTGAACTTCATCGCCAGCCGCATCAAAGATGCAACCGCTGCAGCCATGTCGCACATGGCCGTTGGCTCAGGCACCGCTGCTGCAGCAGGTGGGAACACAGCGCTTGGCACTGAGCTTGGTCGTGTCGCTCTGGTGTCGACTACTGTCACCAATAACTCTGTTGCATATGTCGCTACTTTTGGCGCTGGTGTAGGCACTGGTGCGGTAACTGAAGCAGGCTTGTTTAACGCCGCCTCTAACGGAACGATGCTTTGCCGCACCGTCTTTGGTGTCGTTAATAAAGAGGCGACTGATACGATGTCGATCACTTGGACCGTCACTATCGGCGCTGCGTAATTCCTCTGAGGCGAGTCTAAGATGGCAACTATTGTTACGCGGTCCGGAAAAGGCTCGCCCCTTACCAACAATGAAGTTGATACCAACTTCACGAATTTGAATACTGAGCTGGGGACGAAGGTTAATGCCTCGTCTCTAGCTGCTGTTGCAACCTCTGGCGCATATGCCGACCTCTCTGGCAGGCCGACAAACGTCTCATCGTTTACTAATGACAGCGGCTATCTGACCAGCTTCACCGAAGCCGATCCGACTGTGCCGTCGCACGTCAAGGCGATCACGACGACAAACATCAGTAACTGGAACACGGCATTTGGCTGGGGTAACCACGCATCTGCAGGGTACCTCACTGGCATCACGTCAGGTCAGATTACAACGGCTCTAGGCTTTACGCCATCAACAGCGGCACAAGGCGCTAAGGCAGACACTGCTGTTCAAACCATTACATCGACTGATGGATCTATATCTATTACTGGAACAACGGCGATAGACCTATCGGTTGTTGTCGCTGGTTCAACTTCAAACGTCCTATTGCCTGTTCGCAACACCACGGGCGCAACGCTCACAAAAGGCACTGCGGTATATATCAGCGGGGCCACTGGTCAAATTTCCACTGTAAGCAAGGCAATCGCAACAAGCGATACAACGTCGGCGCAGACATTGGGCTTGATCACAGCAAACATCGCCAACAACGCCAACGGCAACGTGACGCTTATCGGTACAATTACCAACATTGATACATCTGCCTACACAGATGGTCAGCAGCTTTATCTAAGCCCCACAACGGCTGGGGCACTGACGGCAACCAAGCCGTATGCGCCACAGCATTTGGTTTATATGGCTGTTGTGGAACACGCTCACCCCTCGCAGGGTAAGTTGTTCGTTAAAGTTCAAAACGGCTATGAAATGGACGAGCTTCACGATGTATCGGCTCAATCCCCTGCCAATAACGATGGCCTGTTTTACAACACAACGACAAACCTGTGGGAAAAGAAGTCTATTGTTACGGCGCTTGGATACACGCCTTACAACGCGACAAACCCAAGCGGGTATCTTTCTACCGTAAGCCTGACAGCCAACGTCACTGGCACACTGCCTGTAGCGAATGGTGGTCTTGGTGTAACATCACTCACATCTGGTTATCTAGTCAAAGGCAACGGCACATCCGCCGCTAGCGCATCTATTGTTTACGACAATGGAACGAATGTTGGCATTGGAACTAACTCGCCACTTAGTAAATTTCATGTAAATGGAGCTGCTGCTGGCGGGGCTATCACAGCTTTTGTAACTAACACAGATGCAACAGGTTTTACTAGCACCTCTTTTGGCGACGGTGCCAGTACTAAGGGCCAGATCTGGGCAGGTAACGCAAGCTACGCATCGTTTGGTGGTGCTGGGTCAATGAACTATTCAGCCAATAGCGGCCCACACGTTTGGTATACGAATTATTCAGAACGTATGCGTATCAACAGCGCGGGTGATGTTGGCATTGGCACAAGTGCGCCAGCCGGAAAATTCCATATTGTCACTGGCACGAATGACAGCCTTCTTTTCCGTGGTCCAGTTAGTCTTGGGACGGGTGGTTCAATCTTTGCCGTCAACGCAGCCAACAGTGCCATTGCACCTATGGAATTTGCCGCATCTGTGTTTTACTTCAATGCCGGAAACGTCGGCATTGGAACGACTTCACCAAGTGCATTACTTCAACTTAACAAAGCTTCTGGCGCAGCGGATTTACGTCTGTCTGTAGGCGGGACGCTTTATACAAACATCTATGCATCTTCCAGCGATGTAAATATCCTTGGGATTACCGCAATTCCGCTTATTCTCGGAACTAACAATACCGAACGTATGCGTATCCTCTCTGGCGGGGATGTAGGTATCGGCACAAGCACTCCTGCCACAAAGTTGGAAGTCAATGGCGGTCTTATTGCTGGTGCAGAAAATAGGCAGTCCCACCCGCCAACTGGCCCTGTCGGCTTTAAGGCGCAGTGGAATTACACAGGCGGAGACGGCGAAACAGACTTTTATAACCTGTATAGCATAGCATCGACCAGCTTCCGCTTCTATCAGACCACGGGCAGCGGAACAGCGCAGCTTCTATACAATATGCGGCCAACTACGCATGAGTTTTACACTGGTGGCACGTTACGTTTTTCTATAACAAGCACAGGCGGCATCACATCCTCCGACCTCGCTGACGCCGTTGGTTACAAAGGTCTGCCGCAGAACCAGCGGACATCAGCCTACACGCTTGCCCTCTCCGATATTGGCAAGCACCTTTATGTAACCGCTGGCGCATTTGCCGTGACCATTCCTGCTGACGGAACGCTCAACTTTCCGATTGGCGCTACCATGTCATTTGTTTGTGAGGACGCTGCAAAAACCATTGTTCCCGCATCTGGTGTTACACTTGTGCTGGCTGGTACTGGTGCGGCAACCACAGGGACGCGAACTCTGGCGATTGGCGCTGTTGCAACACTGATCAAGGTTCAAGCTAACCGCTGGTATATCTCTGGCTCTGGGGTGACTTAATGACTGGTGTTCTTTGCACCCTTCTTGGAACGGGTCCGTCAATTGACACTAGCCCTTATTCTATCAGCTACCTTGTTATTGCTGGTGGCGGCAGTGGCGGCGCGTATGATGGCGGTGGCGGTGGGGCTGGTGGTTATCTCACAAGCACTGCCACTCTAAATACTTCTGCGGTATATACAATCACTGTTGGTGCGGGGGGAGCTAGTGTTTCTGGCACAACTCGCGGCAACAGCGGATCAAATTCATCGCTTTCTGGAACGGGTGTAAGTGTTACTTCCTTGGCTGGCGGCGGTGGCGGTTCTCAAGGTGGAACAAATACAGGTATAAGTGGCGGCTCTGGCGGCGGCGGCGCATATTATCTTGGTGCTGGCGGGGCAGGCACCTCTGGGCAGGGTAATGCTGGTGGAACTGGCGAGAGCGGGTCTGGCGCAGGCGCTGGCGGTGGCGGCGCAGGCGGTGCTGGTGCTACGCCTGCTGGGGGGTCATCAACTGGCGGTAATGGCGGCACTGGCCTTGCGTCCTCAATCACAGGCACATCGGTCATGCGAGCTGGTGGCGGTGGTGGTGGTGGTTACATTGCTATCGGCGCTGGTGGAGCGGGTGGCGGTGGTAATGGCGGCACAGATTTGGGCGGTTATGCTACCATTGGCGGGTTTGGAGCCGCTGGCACAGCCAATACGGGCGGCGGTGGTGGTGGCGGTGGACCACCCGACAGGGCAAATAACACTAGTGGCGCTGGTGGTTCCGGCGTTGTCATTCTATCAATTCCAACAAATCGTTATAGCGGCGTTACAACTGGAAACCCCACTGTTTCAATTTCTGGTTCAAATACCATTCTGACTTATACGTCATCTGGATCCTATACGGCTGGCAGCGGCGGTGGCGGTGGCGGTGGTGTCACTAGTTACAATGCAGACCTGTTAATTATTGGCGGCGGCGGCGGAGGTGGAACAACTGCAAATGGCGCGGGTGGCGGCGGAGGTGCTGGTGGTTATTTGGCGCTAAGCAGCCAATTGCTTGCTTCTGGTTCAACATATACTGTCACTGTTGGCGGCGGTGGTTCTCTTGCCACTAATGGCGGAAATTCTAGCATAACAGGTTTTTCTGCCGCTATTGGCGGAGGCGGTGGTGGAATTAATGGCGGCACTGGTGGCGGCTCTGGCGGCGGCGGAGGTGGTTATGGACCTAGTACTGGTGGTGCTGGGACTTCTGGGCAGGGCAACAACGGCGGCAATGGAGGCGAGGGTTATGGGTGTGGCGGTGGCGGAGGTGCTGGTGAAGCCGGACCTAATGGAGCGACATACAGCCCAACTCGTGGCGGAAACGGTCTTTCGTCATCAATAACAGGCACGCCAGTTACACGCGCTGGCGGCGGTGGCGGTGCCAATATCTTTGGTGGCAGCTTGTCGGGAGGAACTGGTGGCGGTGGACAGGGTGCTGGCAACTCTGCAAGTTTTCCTGCCATATCTGGAACCGCCAATACAGGCGGAGGCGGTGGAGGGCAGACATTTAATGGCGGCGGAGCTGGAGCTGGTGGCTCTGGCGTTGTGATTATATCAGTGCCTACGGCAAATTATTCTGGCAATGTGACCGGATCACCGACTGTTACAACATCAGGTTCTCGCACCATTATCCAATTCAATTCATCAGGAAGTTACACAGCATGAGCCATTTTGCTAAAGTTGAACACGGCATCGTTACGCAGGTGCTTGTCATTGAACGGGATGTCATCGCCACGGGGCTGTTTGGCGATCCCGCTTTATGGGTGCAAACCTCGTATAATACATTTGGGGGCCAGCACCCTGATGGCACCCCACTGCGCAAAAACTTTGCTGGGATTGGCTTCTCATATGATGCTGATCGTGATGCGTTTATCCCTCCTCAGACATTCCCATCATGGATGCTTGATGAGGAAACGTGCCTTTGGGTTGCGCCAGTGCCATATCCAAACGATAACAAGGCCTATCGCTGGAATGAAGAAATCCAGATATGGGAAGAAGTAATTATTCAGAATGAAGAGGATTTATCATGACTATTATAAAAACTTGGTCCGTCAATAAGCTGGAGGCCTACCCCGAATATGAAGGGCAAACGGACGTTGTGTTTGGCATCCATTGGACACTGACTGCAACCGATGGTATCCATCAGTCTCAAATTTATGGCTCTCACAATATGACCTTGGAATTTGAGGCACCTTTCACTCCATATAGTGAACTGACTGAGGCGCAGGTCATCGCTTGGCTTTTTGCGGGTATTGGCTCAGAGCAGGCCACGGCATTTGAGGCCAATGTTGAACAGCAGCTTCAAGATGTCATAAATCCTTCCGTTGTTGCACCCCCATTGCCTTGGTCTGATGGATAACTGAAAAGCAAACTGATGGAACTGCGATAGAGAAGTGATCTAACTTGCTTTTTGTCTCATCATTAGCGATGAAGCATGAGATAAAATAAAAACTTAATTTAACGCCTCTCCATGTATGGAGGTGAGGAGGTAAGCAGATAGGCTTACAGATGGCTAGTATCAAACTGCAGACATTTGGTGGTGTGTTACCCCAAGTTTCTTCGCGCCTTTTACCGGATACAGCGGCGACCATTGCTGAGAACGCACGCTTTGATTCTGGCCGTCTCTCTGCTTGGCGAGCTCCAATTGCTGGTCTCGACCACAACAACGTCGCCTTTGTTGTTCCAAACAACACTCGCACGATTTACAAGCATCGTGACCGGCAGAACAATTCCTACTGGCTTGTGTGGACCACAGACGTCCACGCTGTTTCATCTCCGATTGCTGAAGATCCATACGACCGTCTGTACTGGACGGGCCAGCAGTACCCTCGAATGGCGATTGGCACAGAGGTCACTGGATCTGTTGCGCCGACATACGAGCCTTCGGTAACTCGCAAACTTGGTGTCCCTGCGCCTACGGACGCTCCAACTGCTGTAGTTACAACGCCGATTACCAGCACCACCGTCACGCCACTTTCTCGATCCTATGTATATACGTGGGTGTCGGGGCTTGGCGAAGAGTCCGCCCCATCTCCTGCATCTGGGATCATCGAAGTAAAGACTGGTGAGACTGTAACGATAACGATGACGGGAGCTGTTCCGGCCCACATCTTCAATACTGTTTCTAAGCCAGCGCTGCGCCGCATATACCGCACCAACATCAACGGTGAGTTCCAGTTCGTTAAGGATATAACGTACAGCGCCACGTCGACTACAGACGCAATCCTAGACGAGGATCTGGGGGAAATAATTCCGTCGACCAATTGGAATCCTCCGCCTGACGAGAACACTGGTAACCACCCTGACGGCCCCATGCTTGGGCTGACGTCGATGCCCAATGGCATTCTTGCAGGCTTCTCTGGACGGTCCGTATTTTTCTCGGAAGCATACCTTCCGCACGCGTTCCCTAAATCCTATTCATTGACCACCAAGTCTCGAGTAGTTGGTCTTGCCAGCATCAGCATTGGCTTGATGGTTATGACGACAGGTAAGCCTGTTTTGATGACTGGATCATCACCGGCTGCAATGACGGCTACAGAGATCGACAACAACCAAGCGTGTGTGTCTGGTAGGTCTATAGCCGACATGGGTGAGGTTGCTCTGTACGCCTCTCCTGACGGGCTTGTGGCGGCGGGAGAGAACGGCGTTAACCTAATCACTGAAGGCATCTTCACACGCGACCAGTGGCAGGCCCTGAACCCGTCGAGCATTCACGGCTATCACTACGAAGGTCGGTACATCTTCTTTTGGCTGAACGGGGCTCAGAGCGGTGGCTACGTCTTTGACGGTCGCGGTGAGTACCCACAGATCTCCACCCTCAATTACTACGCCAAGGCCGGTTATAACGATCCCGCCGACGATGCTCTGTATCTAGTTATCGAAACTGCAGGTGTAAGTACCGTTCGCAAGTTCGATGGGGGTACTGCTTCGCCATATATATGGCAGTCAAAAGAAGTACGGATGGAGAAACCCATCAACCCATCATGTGCCATTGTTGACGCAGAGGCTTATCCCGTCACGTTTGCCTTATACGCAGACGGCGTATTGAAGCACACCCAGTCCGTAACAAGTGGATCGTTGTTCCGCCTGCCATCTGGCTACCTTTCAAAGGAGTTCCAGTTCCGCATCACTGGTTCCAATGATGTGAACCAAGTTCTTATTGCGGAGTCGCCGGAGGAATTCCAGTGAGTTTACCTAAGACTCCCATTAAAGGAGATCCGGAGACTAGGCGTTTTCTTGAGGCTGTCCGCCAGAGGGTTGAGAGCGTTGAGGATAATGCTGTCACCGTTGACGACATGCGCAGCGCTGGTTTCTTTGAGCGCAATGGAATCAATGTTGGGACTAGTAATACCACAGGCCAAGTGCAGGCCCCTACAATACCATCAAACCTGCAGGCTGATGGTGCGTTCGAAAACATCGTAATTTCATGGGACTACGTAGACTACGTAGGTCACAGCAACACTCGCATCTATCGCTCAAACACAAACGTCTTTGCTGATGCAGAGGTCTTGGCAAACATCGAAGGGCGCATTTATGCGGACTTAGTTGGATCTAATAAGACGTACTACTACTGGGTTTCGAACGTAAACGACAACGGAATCGAGTCTGCCACAAGCCAATCTGCTGGAGTGATGGGAGTAACGCTGCCAAATACGCAGTTCATTCTGGACGCGCTGACTGGTTCCATTACGGAGTCGCAGCTTTATTCAACGCTTGGCACTCGCATTAATCTGATTGATGGGGCAAGCACGCTAACAGGAAGCGTAAACGCACGACTTAACGCAGTGCAGACAGACTTGCAGTCACAGATAACTGCAAACGGCTCTGCCATTATAGGTGTTCAGGATGTGAACTCATCGCAGGCCCTGCAGATCACCTCGCTTGGCACACGTACTGGAGTCGCCGAAAGCAATATTACTAACCTCCAGACAACAACTGCCAATCAGGCGACATCAATCACCTCATTAACCACACGCGTTGGTTCTGCTGAAAGCAGCATTATCAACTTAAATACGACTACCGCTAATCAGGCGACGTCAATCAACCAATTGACCTCAACGGTCAGTGGTAACACGACTTCAATTCAGACGCTGACTTCAACGACTAACGGACTCAATGCTCAGTACACAGTAAAGATAGACACCAACGGATACGCCTCAGGTTTTGGCCTTGCATCGACAGCAAACAATGCAACGCCATTCTCAAGTTTCATTGTCCGCGCAGATCGCTTTTCTATCTCCAGCCCAAGTGGGCCAAGCATTCCACCAAAGACGCCGTTCATC